GCTTTGATCTCTTGGGCAATGCTATCTGTATCGTGACTGCCACTAATCTCATCAAATATTAACAATTTTTGATTTTGAACAATACCAATCACTGCGTTCATGTTCGATATATTGAAATCCAAGCCGATTCTCAGGGGTTCAAGACCAATATCAGGTTTGACATTGATGACATTGTTTTCTCTGGTAAAGCGATCATATACTTGCCCAGTAGTTAGATTGACAAACTCTCCATTGAGATATGCCTGTAACATTGATGGGTCATAGTTAGCTTGCATACGCTCTATAAAGTCATCAGGCAAAAATTTATTGTCCTGAGTCCTCATCTTAATTAGCTGCCTATCTTTTCTTTCCTTCGCTTCATCAGTACCAAAGGTGTTATACAACCACCTAAATCCCTCTGGTGTACTAGCTGCGGCAAACTGGCGAACATTACCAGCCCTTAACCTACCAAGTATCTTTGGAAATGCTTTATCACAAATAGCTGGTGAAACAGTGTCGATTTCATCAACAAGTACATGGCTGAGATTCAGACCAATAATTCTGGTGTAATTTTCGAATGACCTACAAAGCAGCTTTGAGTCTCCCTCTTGGAAATGCAAAGTATAGTCTGGAAGCGGTGAAGCTCTGAATGTGTAAGGTATTTCATAGTGTTCAAGGAACTGTTCAAAGTCTGTCTGCCATATATCTCTTATTAAAACATTTGTTGGTTCTAGGATTGCACCAATAAATCCTATGTTCTGGGCTGCAAGCTTAACAGCCACGCTACATAAGGCTCTTGTCTTACCAGCACCATATCCAGCAGAAAGCCCAACAATTTCAGTCTGGTTATCAAAGAACTGTTGCTGTGCCTCATGCAAATCACCCCTGATCTTATCTAGTAGCTCTCCAGTATCAATGTCAGTGTAATGACTGCCAATATGATCTAATACAGATCCCTCTCTGTTCAGTATGCTCAAGACATCACCTGACCGACCTTTGCCATTGAGTTTATACAGCCTAAAGCAACTGTAAGCTGCCCTGATTTCCTAGCCTCTTTTGCTAATGATGCATATTGAGCTAGAACTTCAGCCGTAAATTGCCTCCTGTCAATATCAAAGTCTTGTTTTAAAATCACTGTTGCCTCTTGAATATACCTGTCTATAGACCTTTGAGTTACACCCCATTCAGTTGTAGCAAATTGACTTATTTCTGATCTGACAGTGCCAACAGACAAAAGCTTTGCTACTTTGTTCACTCTGAACTCATGCTCATTCTTGCTAGTTCTGCCGTTAGACACTATGGAATTATGGTTTTTATTATTCTAAATGTAGCGTCAATCGCTGGATTTTGTCGATTTACTTTGTTTTTCCCAGCTATTTTTTAAGAATATAAGCTCATCAATCCTCTTTCTTAGTGCATTGATGCGGTCATTGTTGAAGCTGTCAAAGTCTTTGTTTTTCATAATTATGGTCTATAAAACTCACCATAAAGCTGTCTGCCTTTAATATCTCTAGCTTCAATGGCCTTTTCTAATGTGGGAAAAGAACCAAGTGAGTGACTTTTGTTTTTTTGACTTATACATACAGTGTAAGGATTTAAAGGTTGATTAGCATAAAATGTAATTGATTTATGACCTGATGTATTATTAGACCCAATTTTTCTATTACTACTATTTTGTTGTGGTGTTGCTTGTCTTAAGTTATGAAAAGCATTATTTCCTTTGTCACCATCTTTATGGTCAACTTCGTATGGGTACGGATCTTTTGTTGTAACTAATAACCAAGCAAGCCTATGTGCAGCATAACTTCTTTTGTTGATAGTTATATATCTATAACCTCTTGCATTTGTCCTACCAGCAATAGAACCAGCTTTTTTATTTGACTTTTTAACTTTCCAAGTAAAGACACCAGTAATAATGTTGTAGTTTAGAAGTTCATTTATTAAGTCAAATGGTGGAAGTTTTTTAGCTCTACAGAACATTTTTAGCCCACCTTTTCTTTTGTGCATCAGCTAATTTCTGGTCATAACCAGCATCAATTATTGCTTGTTTTGTTTTTTCTGGATAATACATAGTTCTATGATGGTAATGTTCACCAATAATGTAATGTTCGTTTTCTTTTAAAATGCCAGCTTTTTTATATCTTTTCATGGTTGTATTTGTAATATTTATAATTTTTTCAGTTTTACAAGCATCAAACAAACCCATTTTTTTATAATCTTCAGTGGTTTTCATGTTGATGTATTTTGAATAGTCTGTTGGTATGTATTCAACAGGTTCTATAAAATTGTTTAACTCTTGCATCACTTCATCAGGAATACCATTTTTGTAAAGAGTAAGACTTTTAATATCACCAGCTTTTGCCATCTGTAAAATGTTATAAAACTCCTGTACTCTATGATGAACAAACCTATATGGTGCTGGGTTACTCATTCTGTTTTTTATAGATTTTTCAAGTTGAATTTTTAAATATTTCAATCTTATCTGTATCCATTTATCAATATCTACTTTTTTCCAAAACTTTTTATCAAGTCCCTGATTTTTTGACTTATCAAGTGTTCTTGTAGGTTGTGGAATACAGTTATTCCTAAGCCAGACCTTGACTGTGCTTACTGGTGTGTCAAACATTTTTGCAATATCAAGAGCAGTATATTCGTCATGTAAGGCTTCTTGCCCAGAAACAAATTTAATGCAGCCTGTAATATCAAATTCTTTTTGTAAGATTTGCCTTATGTATTCCCTTGAAACATCAAATCTATCACCAATTTTTTGAAGTGAATAACCTTCATTTCTCATGCGTAAGATGATTTCGTTTCTTACTTGTTTTAGCTCTGGTGTAGTTGTGTACTGATTTTTCATAATGATTTTAATTTAAAGTTTGCTAGTTGATCTTTTACTTTTTGTGCTTCTGGTGGAAGTAATGCTTTTTGGTTTTTTATATTTTTTTGTATGAGCTTGTTCATAAGCTTTTCTGTCTTAGTCCAGCTTTCTTTTCTCATGTTGTGTATATCTCGAACAATATCGATAGGTATGTCTACACCTATGTTGTTTCTTATATGACCATCTGAATCTCTGTAACCATGAGAGATTATCTGACCATCTATGTCATATTGAGGATTAGCTGCATTGCAATAACATATGAGAGCTAAATCCTGACCAGAGAACCGCCTTCCCTTGTCATCAATGTCATAATCTGGCAAATGGTTGTTTATTAGCTTGTCTGAATTGTTGATTATGCCTGTATCATTGCAAGCATAACAAGTGTATTTGGGTGCGTTGAAAGTAACTTCTCTATCAACAGAAGACCGCTTGTAATTCTTCATGGGGTGTTAAAAGGGTGTGTTTTGTTTGGGTTTTTTTAATGTAGTTGCTTTTTTAGATACTGTCAATAGATATTGTTCAAATTGACCATTTTTGAGATAACGAAAACAATCAGGAAATAATGGTGTGAAGTTATCATTCTTAAGCTGCTTCGATCTGGCTCTTATATCGGCCTGTAAGCAGTCAAGTATCTTTTCCTGTGTCTTTTTACTTAACTTAGTAAATTCGGCTTTTGCAAGCTTTTTAGATTGTGATACAACACGCATTGAAGTAGGTATCTTTCTATAGGCTTCCCAGAATGGTTCAAAGAATTTATCTACAGGTATTTTCTTACCTAAAGTTTTATAGTTATTTGTTTTAGTTAACATTGTTTTAGTTAGGGTCGCTGACAACGACTGGGGGGGTCGCTGTGGCGTACTGGGGGGGTAGTTCTCAACGACTGGGGTAGTATGTATCAACGACCCCGCATGAATACTGGGATCTGACACAGGAAGTGTCTTGCATTGATGCCAAATTGTGACTCTGTAGCAGTTTGTTCTTTGGCCGTATTCATTAATTCTGTATTGCTTTTGCAATAAACCAAGTTCTACAAGTTCGGCAACAGTCTTGATAACTTTGTCTCTGGACATTTTTGCATCATTAGAAATGGTCTGATAACTAGGCCAAATGTTTGGATAATAGCTCTGCAAAACCCATATTACTGTCAGTTGATATGGTGTTACTTTGCCCTTTAATGCTGTTGGCAAAGCTATGAATGGGGTATTCTCTGGAATAAAACTCATTTTCTATGGAATATATTATTTCTGTAAAAGGCATGGAATCTGCCCCTCAAGGCAGTAAAAAACACGTTGGTAATGGAATAATGGTTGAGACAAGTAAACGTCTAAAATCATGGCGAAAACAGGTGAATTTAAGGGCAAAGTTGATAGTGGACGATATAATCAAAGAACCAGTTGAGATAGAGGTGATCTTCTGGTTCAAACGCCCGAAGCTTCACTATCTCCCAAATAAAATGTTACGTCAATCGGCCCCTGTGTATATCACCAACAAAAACAAGGGTGATCTGGATAAACATTGCAGAGCCTTACTGGATTCTCTCACTAAATCCGCATTTGCTGACGATAGCCAAGTTGTAAGTTTACACGCTGTCAAAAAGTATTGCGAAACAGAATCAGAGACTGGTGCAACCATAAAAATAAGAACTATAAATGAAACGGATCTCATGGGTGGCCTGTCCTAAATGCCAAGAATACACAGATCAAAAAGTAAGAAGGTCAGACCGCAACTCAAAGCACGTTATTGTCAGACGTAGAGAATGTTATAAGTGCAGCCATATTTGGCATACAATTCAATATCCAGAAATGATCGTTGATGATATAAAAGCTAAATATATTTTGTGTGAGTAGTCGGGTGATGGATAAGCACTTCGCTTGCTCCCCTGCCTTTCCTAAGTCTCAGTAGGTGTTGTATGGCTTTCAGACCCAGCTTTGCAAAGGGTCATCAGGCTACCCGACTCATAATTCATTTAAGGCGTGTTCAAGAGAATAAACAACTCTGGAAATAATACCAGCGTCAAGATGTTCTCTTGCAATACCAGATCCAGATGGTGTTGATGGGTTCTTTTTCAAAAACTGTCTGAGCCTGTGGGCATCTTCAGCTTTTATGTTGAGAAAGATGTTCATGTATCGTTTAAGGTAGCGAAGCATGGGCAATCTCTTACATTTAGATATTAACTCTTAAAACAGAGGATCATCAAATTCTGGAATATTTGCGGTATAAATAATATCTTCACAATTTTTAATCTCTAAATTAATCAAGGCAATTTTTTCTATTGCTGTAATGACTTCTTGTTTGGTTCTTGGTTCGCAAAGATAATCTATAAATCTTTCTTCCTCTTGCTCTAAAAAAGCTTTTTTGAGTTGATATTCAAGGGTCATAACTTTATTGTAGTTAAAAATAAAAACCCCACCAGTTGAGGTGGGGCTGATAGGTTTATGCGAAACAGTAACGGCCTTTGCCTTCTGCAATATTTTTTCTTGCTACTGCATTAATAAAATCTTCACTCAAGTAGTAAAGGTCTGGGCCTTCTGAACCATCTGGGTGTCTGTATTCAATGTATAAAACACCTTTTTGATCTAGGCTGCTGATAAGTCCAGCAATCTGATGTTTGTCAAAGTCAGTTGTTTCTAAAGCCTCTCTAAGTGTGAAGCAAAGAAAGCAGCTATCTCCATCACAATTAGAGTAGCCTGTTTCTTCATAGAAGTATTCAAAGTTGATGCCAGCACATTGAGCTAGTGTTGCTTCTTTGTCTGTGAGTTCGTAAGTTTCGATTTTCATTGGAATAATTTGCGAAGTGAATAAAAATAAAAGGGTTTATTGATAAGTTCTGTAAACTAACCACTTAGTTCCTCTGACTTCCCATCTGCTGAAATGGTTGATGTCTGTGTTTGCTGCAATTAACGCATCTGCATATCTTGTAGCTAACTCACCACCATAACCGCCATTGATGAATCTGAGTATGATGTCCTGTTTTGTAAACCACTTGCCGCAATCCATAGCAGTGAAAATGCCTTGAATAACTTTTTTTGCTCTTGGTCTTGTAAAGTTCATTTGAATCCTTTGCGAAGTTTGAATAATCAGCCGATCTCTCGACCTCATATTTAAATTATACATGAATAATATAAATATGTCCACCCTTGCCCTGTAAGTTTATCTAAATGTTATGGTTCTGTAACAATATCTTATAGGTCTTGACAGTGCAACATAGTGCGTATAATATATAGATATGGCTGAGAGGCCGTTCTTTCGCAAGGTATTTTAAATGACCCAAACAAAGTTTACTAATCTCGAAGCAGAGATTATCACTGACAGACCCGAAGATTGCATAGTTGAATGTCTATGTCAATTTTACACAGATGAAAAGGTTGCCGAATTTGGTGACTACAACAAGACAAACAGAATTATCACTGAAGTCTGGGAAGGTGTTGAACGTAAAGTCTACCCAGAAGATGAAATCTGGTATTCACTAAACACTACTATCCATACGTTAGGCAAAACTAAATACTTGCCAAACAAACTTTCTGAGTATGACAAGGTTGTACTGGACGATTGCATATCAGGTAGCACAATGGACAGGGCTGAAGATGTTAGCCCTCAGTACGGCGGTAAGGTAGCAGCAGCAGCTAGACGAATAATCGACAAGCTAGAAAAACTAGGTGTTGAGTTTAGTTGGGCTGAGAGGTGGTACTAATGCAAAACTTTTTCTTACTTATCGCTGGCATGGGGTTGTTTTATACAACCCTTACTGGAACTTTATACGACATGACAGTAGCAGATTGTAATGCTGGTATTGAACTTGCTTGTAAGGAGTTACAACAATGACTTTTGAACTTACACGCATAAAGCAAAGGCTTGCTGACCTTGAAAAAGGTTATAAAGAACTTTCTTTCTGGCATGACCAATGGAAGAAACTTCATCTTAATGCAAGTAAAGCATCAAAAAAAAATACAGAGTTACAAGGTGAAGTCCATGAAACCATGAAACTTATGACTGATTCAATTATGGAATTACGTCAGATTGTTCAGAAATTTGATCCTATGGCACAGGCAATGCTTGAGCTTACAGACAGGGTTAAAAAATTAGAACAAAAAAATACTGGTAAAGACCACCCCTGATCTCTACCA